CCAATGATATTTGTATCCACTCGGTCATCGAGGGATAAATCTCTCGCAGACTTCATGGTCGCGTTTCCACATATACAATAGAGACGATCAAGTCCGGAAATATTCTGGACTGCTCTATCAATATCAACGTAATCATATGACGTTTTTAAGAGTGAAACTGCTCCATCGTCAATGTATGCCTGATCAAAGTACTCTTTGATATTTTCATTAATACCTCTGAATCCGTCGCGGAAACCATGGACTCTATTACCCTGACTCCTCTCCCGGAGAGTAAGAGACCGAACAAGGGTATTTACACCCGGACATACACCACCCGCGGTGAGGATTCCGATGTTCATATATCATACATGGCACAGTTACTTTTAATTATATTTAATGGTCACACCAAATAAAGATCTCCACATGATATATAATGACATTTGAGATTGTCACATACGCCAATAAATCTCAGGGTATGTTTGAAGATCTTGTCAATAATGAGTTTGACATTCCGGTGACGGTTTTGGGATGGGGGACTAAATGGAATGGTTTCAGTGACAAATACAAGGGCATGTCAAAACATCTCGAAACAAAGAGTGACGACGACATTGTCATTTTCCTAGATGGGTTTGATACTAAAATTAATAAAAATCCAAGTGACGTTGTTGAACTTTTCAAGAAATTCGATTGTAAAGTTCTTGTGTCAAGGGATCCCGACCCATTTCGCGCCGCACCCCTTGTTTTTGGTAAGTGTGGTGGAAAGTATACCGCCAATTCCGGGCTTTATATGGGATACGCAAAAGAAGTCAAAAGTATTATAGATGAGGCGTTGACTCAAAAGTGCGAAGATGATCAGACAAATCTAAATACTATATGCCAGACTTCTGACTATGTAAAGGTTGACGAAGAAGAAGTGATTTTCAAAAACTTTGGACCTTTGGGCGATCAGAGTGATACGAATGCCATCTTTGTGTCATATCCGGGTTCTCCGAGTGTCGGGCGATATTCTCGAGCTATAGTTGAATACACACAATTCCTATACTTGTATATATTGTGTCTACTCATTTTGGGACTAGCTTTCTTTCCACAGAGACAGAAGGTTTTGTTACCTACATTACTTATATTTACAACCTTTTACGCGTTTGTGGCAGATAAATCATGCACTCTCCATTCTTGATAATGAATCCACACTGCGATCTCTGTTAATACTATCTTTACTTTTTCGTCTCATACGAGATATGGCATTAAGCCACCCCGTCACAGCTCTCTTTGACGCGAGTTCTGACGCGGTTTCTTCACTCACTATAATACTAAGGCCGTTACACACATCCGGTTTGTTTACCTTGTCTGGAAACTCCAAATTGAACGCTTCTATAGATATAGAAGGTATATCGGGGGCGTCATCGAGGAGGCGGTCATACTCTTCGCGGCATTTTCTCACAAACTCTATAACACAAGCGCGGCGTCCAGGATCAAGAGACAATTCCATATCTATATTTCTATAATATTTGGAATATTGAACGCACATCAAAGAGTGACTCTGAGCCAATGTGGAACTCTGACTAAATTTTGAAATACTCGTCAGGATACCGCCAATTACATTCAGGAACGCAAAGAAGTACTGAACAATCATAATTTTAGCTCTCGTGGAGTTGTCTAGGTCTTCATTTCCACTTGGATTGAGAACAGCAAAACCTCCGACACCTGTGACACTTGCAATCACTATACTTGGGTATGACAAGTGGTCATTTTGCCTTTTATAGTGGAGACGAGAATGATTATGTAACCACCTATAACCAGCCGCACGCTCCGCCCACGATTTAAGAAGCTTCTCCTGTGCCGGACACCAGGGGGCTGGAGGCGATTCATCAACCTTCGTGTCAACCATTATTTTACGCACACATATTTTTCAAGCTCCGGGGTGATATCACGCACCCACCATTTCTTTTTACCCGGATCCCACCTGGCATCCTGGGATTTTACAACGTCCTTTTCTTGGTAGGGTACATCCAGGTATATACGATCGTTTGGCGGCGGCGTATTCATATATTCTTTAGCTTCCGCTTCAGTCTTAAAAGATTTATACATCGCATCCTTATATCCGTGAACCTGTGCTTTAGCTTCGTCCCATGTAGTGTATATACCCGGAACATGACCTTTAACGACACCGTAAAATTTGTTGCTTTTGAGACTCAACGCTCGCGTCGTTGTCGCTTTACCCGCAGATTTAGCATTTTTAATTTCCAACGCTTCCTGATACGCGATAGAGTCCACTAGTTCATTCTGTGGATGTCCATTATGCGCCTTTACCCAACGCCATTCAACCAGATTCATTCTCTGTATAAGTGTATCAATCTGAATCCACAACTCTTTGTTCTTAACCGGTTCGCCCGATTTTATACGCCAGTCATTTCTTTTCCAATTTTTAATCCATGAAGTTATACCATTCCTGACATAGGTACTATCCGTGAATAGTGTTATCTCAAGAATGTTGCGAGCGATGCATTGTTCGAGTGCCTTAACGGCTGCAGTCAGTTCCATGGCGTTGTTTGTAGTATTGTCCTGTCCACCCGAAACTCTCATTCCTGGCCCTACAACACCCCACCCTCCCGGTCCCGGATTACCGATGCAACTACCATCCGTGTAAATGTCCTGCATTTGTTATATTCATATGACGCGTGTTTACTTTAATTTAGCATACTCAGATTTACCGTTACGGGAAATCATGTAGGTGGTAGTCGCAATACCCAAGAGGAGAATTGAGAGTGGGACCCAGATTGCGATAGTTTTTGTCTTGTTATCTCTTTCGGCCATTGTGTTTTAAATTACGTGGAGATTATTTTGTTACTTTTCGCGAGATTTTCACGGGCTGGGAGCAGTTGAAGATTAAGTAGATGTGAGTAAAACTTCGCCTATTGATTTTTCAGATTTCAAGTCAAGTGTAATAAATGGTTTTGTTTTATTGTGAAATTTATAATATAAAGACACCCATAGTACGATCATACCTGGTGTCACTTCCATTTTACCGTCGTTTGTGGGTCCAAATTTACCACCTGGGACAATTTGCATTTTGGTAGTACCATCTTCCCTTAACATATAAAGTTTACCGTCTTCAAATGTGATAATTTTTTTAAATAGTTCTTTATTTTCATCTGAAAATTGTAAATTGCCAGACCAAAGATCATCCACAAATTTGTCAATCATATGTTCACCTTTTTCATTTACAATATTTGTAAGTATGCGCGCAGAATCGTATACTTCGGAGTATATACAATCTCTTGTACCATCTGAACACAAACCAGTGTTGTTATCAAATGTAGTGGTAAATCCACCACTCTCAGTTGTACCACCACCCACGGGGTCATATACATATTGCATTTCTGTTGTTGGTGTTAAATTGCACCAATCTGGGTTATCACTGGAGTGACTACAATACGCAGTTAAAGGCATATCCAAATAAGTTTCAGTGGTACTCCCACCACTTTTAGTGACGCCATCTGTGCCAAGAGTGATAGTGTCACTCGCTGGGGGTGCTGGAGCTGCTGAATCCTTCTTTCCGAACTTTGTGTACGCGAAGTATCCACCACCTATCAACATAACAAAAAATACAAAGGCAAGTAGTATCAAAATAAGCATTGTTATACTTTGTAATGAGAAAAAAAAAGGACCCCAAACGAACTCAAAAACTATTTAAGTTTGGAATCTTTTGATTATGAGAACATTGACGATATGACAAAAAGAACAAATGTTTCGTTCATTTGCGTCACCAATTTTGCTTATGTACCAGACGGCATTGAACAACAAATTGTCAGTTTCTCTGGTCAGGAGTGGGATGGTGAAGCAGATGATGTTGCACACAGGGATATTTTAGAGTTTAATTTGACGATTATTAAGATATTTGTTTGTATCTTAATAATTGTGTTTATATTTTTTAAAACGAGACGAGATCACATACTTAAGCCATAATTAGCTTAGTTGGAGAAGGCGAGACCACCCATACCGGATTGGATGCGGAGGACGTTGTAGTTGACCGCAAACATGTGCATGGTGGTGGAGGCCGCCGCCGCTGGGATGGTGACCGCGACTTGAGCATTGTCAATACGACTGAAATTACAGGTCCCGGTTGGTTGATGTTCTTCTGGCTTGAGCGCGAAGGAGTACGAGTACACACCCGCGTATGGGTTACCACTGTGGTGGTTGTATGGTTGCACTTGGTTGAAGTACTTACCCTTTTGGGCCTTGAATCGGTCTTGACCGTTGAGGACCAACTTGAAATCAGTCAATGGACCAACACGCTCTTCGTCGAAGTCGGAGGTGGACTTCGCGGTATCGTAGAGTGGGACACCACCCGCGAGGCCAACTGGGACATAACAGTTGGACGCAACACCCGCACGGGCATCACACTCGAGGACGATATCAGCCGCCGCTGGTTCGGTGGTGAAGTTCCACAAGGAAGTGGCAACATTCGCGGTCGCTGGGTCGTTGAAACACCAGACGAGTTCCTTAACTGGGTGGTTGTAGGAAAGGCGCTTGTTGGAAGTGGAACCGGCAGTGACGGTGTCGGAGCCAGTGTGTTGCACCTGCTCGATGAGGTACTCGTGACCCTTTTGCGCGAAGCGGCGTCGCTCCTCGGTGTCAAGATACACGTAGTTGGCCCAGACCTTGAACACGGAGGTGCTCAAGTAGGTGGAGAAAGTGGAGGTAAGATCGAAATCGATACGGACCTCATGATATTGCAACGCAATCAATGGCAAATAGAGACCTGGATTGCGGTTGAAAAAGAAGATCAAAGGCAAGTAAACAGTGTTACCAGTCTTGGCAGTGGTCATCTTACCCCAGTTAGCCTTCTTGGCTTCGTCCAAGTAAAGCTCGGAGTACAAACGCCACCAGCGTTGGTAGTGCTTGTCAATGCGCTGTCCACCAATGGAAATTTCGGCGGACGCGATCGCACGCTCAGCGACCCAGCAAGCGTCATCACCGGACGCGGTGCTGGTGTTGGCCGCAGCAGATTGGAGTTCGACGTACATGTCGCCAACCAAATCACCGTTACGGGCAACGGTCACGGACACGCGGCCTGAGTTGGCGGCGGTACCGTTAACAGTTTGTTCGATGTTTTCCATCGCGAAGTTCGTGTGACGCTTGTACACGGCTTGGAAGAAAGTGACTTTTGGGTTGCCCGTCAAGTAGACATCTTGGGCACCGTAGGCGACGAGTTGCATGAGACCACCGGCCATTTTG